TTCTTGAACATCGAGGTCAGTGTCCGCTGCCCCTTTTTTTCCTGGAGAGATTCCTGAATATAATCCGCCTTGAGAAACAGCAGAGAGTCCAGCTGCTTCTCCTTGTATTTCAGAACACCCAACGTCGCCTCTTCGTGCTCAGTGCCGTCCGCAATGAATCCGTCATACATGGACTTGTAAGAAGGTCTGGGTTCACGGTATCCTGGCAGACTCTCGATACAAAGAGCGAACAGTTGGGCTACCGGATTCTGGATCTGGTTCGTGATATAGAACGTGGCGTCCAACTTCAGTTTGTTGGTTTGGACGTAGGCGATATCCTCGATCTTATCTGCCTGGAGTTTCTTGGTGCTTTGGATATGGACATACCGCACCCGCTCACCCACTGCTGGTGCATTCCCTGGATCCCTGGCTGTCATGCGATCTGCCAGGATGCGGTGGGCGGGAACGGTCGCATGACCCGCATACCCTTCCTTCATCGCCTTGTAATCGTCACGCAACTGTTTGGTAATCGCAAACTTCTCGATAGGTAGTTCATTCTTCATGACCTTCACCAGCATCGTCTTGACGAAGTCGGCAGCCTTCTTGACATTGCGTTCCTCGAGAATGATATCGAGGGCGCCGCCGTATACATCCTTCACGATAGGCGCATTGTCCCGCCGCTTGAGCACAATCCCCATGGATGCCCGCTTACACTTGGTCGGGCTCGGATCCTCTTCATACTTCATCCCGACGTAGCGCTTTCGACAGAACAGAATGAACGGGTAGAACGTCTTCTCATACCCAATCACGAACGCCTTGTGTGGACACAGCGACGTGATCTTCTTCGCTGCTTCCTGACCCGCCTTGATCGCACCTGGCAGATCCTTCCCGGGAAACTTCACGAAGATCGAGTCCGTGTCGCCATACACTACATCCGCCCCATCCGCCTCCACAGTTGACTTGGCGAAGAGCAGGGACCGACGACCCACTGCAGTCGTGCACGCAGCAATACACATCTTGCGGATCGGCGATGTCCTTGAACCTAGCTGACCGTAGATGGAGTTGGCGACGACCTTGTAGGCTAGCTGAAGACCGTTATATACCGACTTCTGGGCATCGTCTAGCTTGGGATCTTCCATCTTCTTCCTTGCTTCCTTTCGCTTTGCCAACATGATCTGGAGAGCCGTAGGAATCAGCCCTAGAGATAGCGGCTGATCGGCAGTGGGCTGGATGTAAGTGCACACGCACTTCTTGCCGTCTTCGACATACGACACTTCTCGGATATTGTCCAGCGTCTTTGATTTCTCAGCTGTCATGCCTTCGCACAACTCTGGAAGCAGCTTCCCCGCCTCGTTATAAATCTTCTTCGAGACCAGCGTATCTGGCGAAAGGTTCTCGCCGATCATGGAGGACGGATACAGACTGTTGAAATCCAGGACCGCAATGGGCGTATCGAGATACATCCCGATCTTGGGAGCAATCACGATCGCACCCTCATACCCGATCCCGTCACCCTCCATCGCTTCCTGCGTGAGTAGGATCTGGTTGCGTTTCGAAGCCTCATATGCCACTCGTGAGAAGATCTTGATTCCTTGACCACGCAGGAAGAGGAACTGGAGCGGGACGAAGCAGACATCCGCCATACCCCGAGAATTCGTGAGCGTGTCAAGTTTTGCCATCAAGGTTAGGACCAGATCGCAATCCTGGATACAATACTTGGCAACGGTTGCCCGGTCTTTGGGCGTGCCCCGGTGCATGCGGAAGATATCCTGCGGTGTAATATCGTCCTTGGTGAACGACCACTCCACCATCTTCTTCTCGTCATCGGTGAGATCCGCAAACAGATCCTTCTCCTTCTCGTCTAGAACGATCGTGTTGTGCGTGAGAGACCGCACCAGGAACTTGCGTCCATCCTGGTAGGGGTTGATCGTATTGCCCACCAGATCAAAGCACACGTAGTTTCCCACAAACAGTCCACGAGTCGTCTTGGTGTGAACAGTGTTCCCCTCGAACTTCAAGACCTTGTCTCGCAGGAACGTGGATGCGACATTGTCGAGTTTGTAGGAGTCCAATATATGTTCACGCCGCATCGAGAGCAGGAGATCGATGGTGAGACGCCCTGGGGTCTTCAGATACTCGACCTCATACTTCCCTGAAGCCAGGTCAAATGTCTTCTTCTGGAGAATGTCTCCCCAGATCTGACCTCGGGCCAGATTGAGCTTCATACCACACACTTTCGCTCGAGTGGCTAAGAACTTGTCGTCGAAGCCGTACGTGTTGTATCCACAGATGATGTCGGGGTTCTCCTCCTGGACATACTCCATGAACCCCTCAATCATATCCGCCTCTGTCCGATACCCCCGGAACTCCACTGACGAATCCTCCGACTTTTCCACCGAGGGCCACACAAACACTTTGCGGGCAATAGACTTAGTCATACCGTTAGACCACCGAGTCGTGATCCCGATCTGAATAACCGGATCCTTTTCGGGGACTGGGAATTGACCGCTCTCGGACATGCACTCGATATCGTAGGCAGATACCTTCAGGGGAGTATCTGCACTCGGCTTGCTGCGGATGTTTACGAGATCTACATACCACGACTTCTCGAGACCCTTGATTTTCTGTCCAGGGATGAATGCGACGGGAGAAGCGGGTAGGATCTCGTGGTCATGGTAGAATCGAAGAAGCGGAGGGAGGTTGGATTCGTAGACGGTGTAGAGCGCCTTCCCCTCCTCTTCTGCCTCCTTCGCATATTTGGTGACTGCCTTGAAATCCTTCATGGAATTGACCTCCACCTTCTGGACATTGGTCGTCTTGAACTCGTTGAACCCCGCAAACACATCATACTTCTCCATCGTGGTCACCTTGATATTTGTGATTCCGTGAGTCTCGCTTGCGAAGTCGTAGTCTCCACCCACGTAGAAATACGGCTTGTATCCCCGAACTCTGATCATTGCCGCCTCGCCTTCGTCCGTGCGACCGTAGATATCAATGACATACTTTCCGAATTCGTCGTGGTCAATCCAGTCGCAGGGGCAAAGGATAGACATCTCCTAATCTTAATACTCACAAAGAGGAACAACGTAAAGTTTATTCGTTTTAGATAATAAGCAAAGCATGGCGTCCCAGGAACCACAGACAAACAACCCCCAGCAATGGTTCTATGCCCCGACTCGTCAGAGGAACGATACGGTGCAGCAGGATTACAATGCCCGTGACAACAAGAGCCAGCAGGATTACTACCTCACCACTGCCCGCCCTGCCGACTCCTGCCAGAACTTTGACCCCGTTGCAGACTTTGCGTCGTCGTTCGTCACGATGAATTACACGGGAAACTTCGGCAATACAGCGGGTGGAGGGTGCGATGTGGATCTCTATTCCCGTCTAGCCCTGGGAGATCCCGGGACGCAGCGTCTCAAGGGACATCAGCAGACGTTCGCTCGTCCGTGGGCTACCACACCAAATATGGGCGGAGGTCCCTCGGCTGCCAACAAGGATATTGAGAGCCGGCTCATCCAGAGCGCCCCGATCCGAACCCGCAAGGAGTGCTCGACTGTCTCCGACAAGTTCTTCCCCCAGCAGTTTGACCCGCTTCTCCAGAGTGTTCGTGACGACATGAAGGAGGCGAGCGGGTTTGTCCAGACATGGTCTCGTGGCGGCGACCCCACGCGTCTCATCCGTAATAAAGCTGTCTCCGAGTAATCTAATAAATAAATGAGGGTTGTGTTTTTCGCACAACACATCCCAGATCCGTGTGGAGCATTTTTTCACGACATTGTATTTGCCAAAGAGCTACAACGTCGTGGACATACAGTAAGTTTTGTGATTACATACGGACGACGAGGAGCCGAAAGGCAGGGTGTGTATCGTGGTATTCCATGGAAGCATTTCAGCATCTCGGAGCGTGAATTGAACGGTGCGAATATTTGGTGCTCTCCCCACTTCCCGTTTCTAAATATCGTCAGGAAGCTCAATGAGCGGTTCGAGAAACCCATTCTTATCACGATGCATTTTGGGGAGGATAGGGACAGTATTTCCCTAGACTATCCCCGTCTTGGAAAGTGGACTGAAATCCTGTGGATTATTTCAGACCATATCAAGAATCACATTATGGAGACGACACGACTTTCCTCTTCCATCAAGATTTGTGAGAGTGTGCGCCCCCTCATGATTGAGAACGAAGTGAAGTTTCAGGAACGTGGAACCCCTCCCCCAGGAGACTGCATTACCCTCGTCAACGCCAATCTTCTAAAAGGACTGCCGATCTTTTGCGATCTCGCACTGCGGTTTCCCGAGAAGAAGTTCTTGGGTGTCCGTCCCTACTACAACAGGATCAACGTCCCTGAAAATGTTCCAAATATTGAATGGATTGATGTGCAAGATGATATACGCACAGTTCTTCAGAGGACACGTATTATGCTCGTCCCGTCGCAGTATGAGAGCTGGGGGCGTGTAGCGTTTGAAGCCATGTATAACGGCATTCCAGTTGTTCATACGAAGCCGTATGATCGGAATGATTCAAGGGCTCGTAAATCGGGATCATCGGAAGGAATGCAGGAATGGATTCAGGGAACTCAGCAGGCGTGCGCATACGACAAGTTTGACGAATGGGTTGCGGCTATTCAAGCACTTGATAACCCAGAGACGTATACCGAGTATTCAACTAAGGCATATGACCGGACATATGAGATGGATATATTCAACGATTTCACAAAGGTTGAGAAGAAACTAGTAGATTATGCAAACATGTATCCTTCCCCGGTAAAAACTACGGCAGCGGCTGCTCCTCTGGTAACGCAGCCAATTTTGCAACTCCGGGCGCCTGCGGGTAATGCGATGCCTTTCCGCGGAGGTCGTTTCTCGCTGAGGCGCTAAGCATATCCGCCATAATCCGTCCCTGGATAATCCTCTCCTTTGTTTCGGCATCGTGCCCGTCGTTCACGACGGGGGTCGGGGGAATATACTTGGTTCCCGAGACGGTCGGTGCAACAGCCAGTTCCACGAGCGCAGAAATCACATCTCCCTTCTCTTTGATAAGCATCGCCTCAGCAGCCTCCCGAGTCGCTCCAGAATAGTCCATAACGGTCTGAATCTTCTCCGGGGTAGTCATATTTTATGTATACTACATAAAGCACGAAAATGAAATTCATCGAGAACCTATGCCCCCCGGCTCTCCTCTATGCTCTCTTCCTGGCTATCCAGCTCGGATTTGATGTTGCTGATTTTGCGTGGATTACGGCTGGCACCAAGCTCCTCTTTGGCGGTGCTACCATCTTCATCCTCGACCTCCTCTGCCGCCTTGACCTTGGAATCGTTGCATGGTTCTTCATGGCTGGTCCATTCATTATCACCGCCCTTGCGACATCCGTTGCGATGGGACTGCAAATTGACCGGCTAACCTTCACGCAGCCGTTCTAATTTACACAATAGCATACTAACTTATCAAATGCAGAGTGTAGTCGAGCGGGTAGGAACCTATATTATCTACAGCCTCGTAGGAATCTATGCGGCGGTAGAGCGGTGCTGTGCTCGTCGTGGGGTGGTCTACGACACGATGACTTGGCAAGCGACGAACCTTGATACGGGAGTTTCGGAGTATGCCGAAGAGTATCACGAGCTTGATCGTGTGGGTGCGGATGTTATCCTCCACCATATCCGAAAGACCCATGGACTGCACCAGAGCCACAAGACGGTGATTCAGTGGACCAACGAGGCGGGACAGGGGTACTCGCTTCCCGACGTGTTTGAGCCTGCGGCGGCACCGTGGTTCTTTATCGGATACATCGCCGAGAACGGCACGACAGTGGACTGCACGGAGACCCTGGACCATCTTGTGGTTTCGGGAAACCGTGTGACCACGCCGATCCTGCGACTAGTGGTAGATTCTCCGGCAGAGAAGTGGATGTACATCAACCCCAAGACGTTTGACCAGGTAGAATTTCCGTCCGAGGGTATTCTAATTGGGGATGTCGTTGCGCCACCCGCACCCGCCCCCTCTACAAAAGATGATTGATCATGACCACTCTGCGGTCGTATGGAAATATATTGAGCTCGACAAGAAGGTGAACCCTGCACCGTTCATGGAACACATGTCTCTATATTCCAACCTGTTTATTCAGCCGGTAGGTCACGTTCTCTTTTGGGGGTGCTACTTCTTCTTCCCAGTTCTATTTGAGTATTTTGGCGGAAAAGTAGATATGTCCACCTTCTCTATCCTTTTTTACGCTGCATCCTCCCTCCAGGTTCTCTGGAGTGCGTTCTCGTGCTGGAGCGAGGTGGTAGAACACTACCATCTCGGTACAACCCTCTACACGTGGAAAATCCTGACCCACGGTCTCGGTCTTCCACTTATTACAATTAACTCAGCCGACCGCAACCATCAGTATTTCAAGTATGCGGCAGCCATCTCACTGCTTCAGAACCTCGGTTAAATTGCCACCGAACATTCCCTGGAAACTCTTGACGAGTTCTGCGCCCTGCTGGACCTGAGGTCCCAGGGCAGAGAGCGTCTCCACAAGCTGTTTCTGAGTATCCATGAGTTCCTTCGTATCGTCACGCATCTGCAGGACCTGCTCGGGGTTCAGCTTCTGGAATGCGTGCAGAACCGTGGTTCCAGCATCAAGGTGAGACTCCTCGATCTTCGACGACTTGGAATCGGTATGAGGTTCAGGGTCCTTCTTCTCCTTCTTCTCCTTGTCCTTCTTGTCACTCTTCTTCTCGTCGCTCTCGGTAGGATTCTCGTAGTTCTCCTTGAGAGCCTGACCCGAAATCAGAACTACACCCGCAATCGTAGCGATTCCAAGGGTGACAGCCGCCGTCAGGGGCATGCGTACACCGTATCCGACCACGACGGTAATCAGCACGAGCCAGACGGCAAGGTATCCTAACTGCCTCTGCACAAGGAATACGATAGTCACCAGCAAAAGTAGAGAAGCGACAGCAGTATCCACGTTTGCCTTCATTGATTCTAGGGTAGAATTTAAACAACCGTTACGGGGCTTCCAACCGCAACCGTATCGGCTGTTCCAGCCACGCCCGAGCCGTTAAATGTGTATCCCGCCCGAGGCTGCTGGAGAGCAAGAGTGCCTCCACGGTACCGACGACGACCCGCCGTCTTCCCCTTCCCCTTCCCACGGCGGCGACGACCTCCTGTCATATTGTTTCCACCACGAGCAGGGAGATTGGCGCCGCAATCACTGCCCGCCTGGTTATTCCAGAGTGCGTTTCCAGCATTCGGGGTGCCAGCATCAGACAGAATCGATCCGCCGAATCCGTATCCGCCCCCACGCTTGACTGTACGACGGTGACGGCGACCAGCCTTTTTCGTATGTTTACGACCACGAGCCATTTGTATTGGACAGAGACTAGTTTCTAGATTCTCGGTGTCCATGTCCCGTCTTCATTCTGGACGCACTCCAGTGTGAACACGGATCCCAGGGTGCGAAGGTGTTTGGACAGAGCCAGTGTCTGTACACGCAAATACCCTACGTCCGCAACTTTATACACGTCAGGAATATCCGTAGAGACGATCTCATACTTGTCGTGGGGAGTATCTGGTTTGGTCTCCATGAAGATCCCCTTTTCGCCATGGGCATCCGTATAATACTCGTGTCCACGAATATCGGTCGCATTATCTCGGTGCTCAATCTTGCGGGTCTCAAACGCAGGGCACGGAGTATATGCTGCCATCGCCAATTTCAAGAACTCGTTCCTCTCTGCAAACGACTTTGTCTTGAACATAGGGGTTCCATTCCACATCCACATATCTGCGATATACATATGTGTGGAGGTGTATTCAACTCGCAGAATCGTATCCTCAAAACAGCGTTCATCCCAAACCATTCTGAAAATTTGGGGAGTCGCATCGGGTTTGCGGGGGACCCAGTAAGCTACCGGCTTTGAGGATTCGTCACGGGTGAGACACAGCCACCCCGGCATTCCGTTGGTCTGTGGGGATTTGCATGTGAATGCCCCAACCTGCCCTTGACCTTGACGGGTCATCCGAAGAGCGGAATCCCATCCGTAGAGCGTTTTCAGTCTATTCATTGTATATTCATACCCCGCCTGTCAAAATCACTTGGCTGGCGCTCCGCCCGATGACCCTGACCACCCAACCTTGTCCATTTCCCGTGTATCGATGGGAGGAGGGAGTTCAGGCATGGGCTGGGCGGCAGGAGGAGGCATCCCAATAAAGGTGGGGACCGTGGCAGTCTGGCTCTGGCTTTGAGGCGGCTCTACCCTAGGCGGAAGGACAATCTGAGGCTGGGACTGAGGAGGCGCCGGCGGAACTTGAAGTTCAGGAATGAGGGCAGGGAGGGGTGTGCGGTCTACATACACGATCTTCGGCTTGGGCGCCTGGATCGTCCTGGAAATCCAGAATACTCCAATATGAAGAACTACAATCACCATAATGGTTGCAAAGGCAAGGTAGACAATATCCGAGATTTCCATGTTATTTTATGGAAAGTTTTGTAAGACCTAAAATTAAACACAAGCATGTCCGACCCTGTATCCGCACCCGTACCTGCAGCTGCACCAGAATCCGAATCTGTTGCCACTGCTATTGCCGTGGCGAAGACTGCCGTCGTAGACTTTGCCAACAAGTCTGAGCTCGTGAAGTTTGTGATCAAGAAGATTACTGAGGTAGAAATCCTTGCTGATCGCTCGGACGAGGATAAGGCGAAGTTCATTGTCGAGGAGGTCAAGAAGGCTATTCGTGAGTCTCCCCTATCGGAGGAGAAGAAAGCTGAGCTCGTCACGTGGTGCGACGTTGCGCTCCCTTACGTCATTGAGGCCGTCAAGATCGTGAAGGCCGAGGTCGGGAAGGTTGCGAACGTGGCCCTGGCCGAGGTGAAGAAGTGCTGCCCTTCTTGGTTTGCGAAGAAGCCTGTGGCAGCCCCGACGGCGTGAACAGATCATCGTTCTCCGTGAATGATCCGTCCTGCCATACGGATACCTTGACCGTCTCCGAATAGTCGATCCTGTCCAGAACGTTGGGATACGGATGTAGTTCAATGTTTACCAGTCCGTCCTTCTGCGGCTGGAATGTTCGGCACGTCTTTTCGTGTGGATTCAGACACTGGAGTCCACACCAAAGGAACGTCGTTTTATAAGTTTTCTGGGGAACTGGGCGGGATTCCCATACCTTGGAGAGCGTATACATTGTATTCCTATTCACGATAGGTCTAAATATACATCAGACCCAGAGTGACGGCAAAGAAGACGGCGGCATGGACAAGCAGACCGATGCCTGTCGGGATACCGTTCTCGAACACACGGGGACCGCTTATCGAGCGAGACAGACCGTCCACGACCCGGAACGTGATCGGATTGGCCAGGATGTAGAACAGGAGACCCTGGAACGCCGAGATCTGGAGTTTCTGCATATCGGTAGGGGCTGGCATCGTATGTATGTATTATTCTCTAGCTTGGAAAGTATTGCGAGTGGCTTGTATTGTTTCTAGGAGCTGGGGGATCTTGTGGAGCACTGCACTAATTTCCAGCTCATTGCGTTTAGCGGGTTCACGGGCGTCCAGAGTTTCCGTGACAAAGACAACTGCCGTCAAAAGAAGGGACTGGCGAGGCTTAGACATCTTGGGTTCCCATCGTAGGCAGTAGAGTTTGTACAGGGATTCAATGTACGTATTGGAATGAGCATTCAAGACATCCCAAAACATCCAGACTAGCGCCTTGGAAAACTTGGAATTCACGTAAGGATTGCGGCGTTCCGCACAGAGAAGAGGCTGTTTCGTCCGTTTCTTCTGTTCGCGGGCATACGCCAGTATCCATGACATCCAATAGAGGGCTCGTAGGGTATCCCGAGTCTGAATAGAAAAACAGAACTCGTTGAACGGAATCTTGAGTTCGTACGGGTCGTCGGACTTGACGAAAGGCAAGCATGCAGCCTGCGATGTTGCCCGGAGATTTTCCCTGACAGTTTCCGGCTGGAAATCGTGAAGGGGTTTTATGGTCGGAAGCGCAATCGGTTTCTGTTTGCGGGCAATTGCCAATGCCACCGCCGTTTCACATACCAGCGCCCTCGCTTCCTCGTGATTGCGAATATCTGTCATGGTATGAATGCTGAACCGGTCTTCAATCGAGGCAAATCGTTCATATTGTGACGTGAGATACGTGAACATGTTGGGACAGCGGTGGACGTAGAGAGCTCCTCCCTCGAACAGGGTATTCCACAAGGAATGAACAAGTCCAGAACACAGGAGTTCCAGCGTCCAGTAACAAGCATAATCGGCGTGCCCCAACTGAATGCTTTGGAGAAGGGATTTGTGGGCAAGTGTGCGGGCGTGCCCGGAAAATGTGAAGGTTTGGAAATCTGCGACTGTTCGGGTATCTGTGATCCTACTCATTGTGATGGGCTGACAGTTTAGAACGTGTAATATACCGTATTGGCTCCCGAGTTAATGAGAGTCAGACCGTTTCCTGCTTGGAGGTACATGGACGTTGGACCCCCAACGGTGTTCAGGGTTCCCCCCGTGAAATTGAGGGTATAATTGACAGGCGAGTTATTTTTGATAACCCAGTACGTTCCCGTTGTAGCTTCAAGCGTCGGACCTGTCCCCCAGGAGATAGTACCTGTTCCAGACGTGAATATGTACACACGGTTTCCAGTTGTCGTATTTATCGAATTCGTTTGTGTCAGGGTACCTGCGATTGTAAGTTCGGGGTATGCCGCAGAGTACGAAATGATAACAACACCTGAACCACCGTCTCCACCCGCTTGCTGTTGTGGGTTTGCGCCGGTGTAGCAGCCACCACCACCGCCACCACCAGTGTTTGCTTGTCCTGGAGAACCATTTGAATTCGCTACGCTGCCTTGTCCACCACCGCCTTGACCACCAGTTCCTCCTGTAGTGCTGTTGCCGCCTCCGCCGCCGCCTCCACCGGCATAGTATAGACCCGTAATACTATTTTGAACTCCAATACCTCCAGTACCTGTACCCGCACCACCACCTCCACCTACCGCCCCTGCACCTCCACCTCCACCTCCCATGTATGGAGAAGCCCCTCCGGTAGGGAAAGGTCCTGAACTGTTCCCTCCACCAGCATTTCCTACGCCTGTACCCGTAGCCGCTCCTCCTCCCGATGAGAAACGTCCAGCACCTCCACCACCAGATCCTCCATTCGCAGTCCCTGATCTTCCAGCACCAGCATCTCCAGCTCCACCGCCACCACCTCCGCCGACTGTTATTGTCGAAAAGACTGAATCAGTGCCATCTCCTCCTTGATTCCCTGCAGTGTTCGCTGCTCCTGCACCTCCAGTACCAACGGTGACAGTGTATTGTACTCCAGCAGTACGTGTTAATGAGCCAGTTGTATATCCTCCTGCTCCACCGCCACCACCATTACGTGATCCACCTCCACCACCTCCACCAACAACCAAATAAGTCATAGGTCTAACAAGATCAGTTTGTCCCGGTAACGCAATTGTAATATTACATCCACTAGCGTATACAAGGTTGAAATAAGTAGAAGCGTTGGTAGGAGAAAGAGTAAACGTGTTTGTATTGATGACGGTGACGTTGATCGTATTGATGATATTGGATGTCGTCCGAATCGCTCCAGAGACATCTAGGGCATATGTTCCCGGGACACGTCCGATTCCAACGTAATTGTTCGAGGTATCTGCTTGAATAGTGGGAGCCACAGAAGTGGAGTAGACCAGGAATGTGTTGGGTGCAGTGGCTCCCGAACTAACTAGACTCGGATTTTTTCCAATGAAGGTGCAGTTGCTCTGAGTATTTCCGTATCCAGCATAGAATCCGAGGGCATTAGCGTACTGTGCAGTATTTCCTGAGAGGGAGTTGGATCCCAGACTGACCACGGTTGAGTTTACTATCCTTATGGCGCTTGTAGTTACGGTGCTTGCAGTCACCGATTGGGCACTCAGACTGACAACATTCGCTGTTCCCGAAACGTCGAGTGCGTATGCTCCTGGAACCTTTCCAATTCCAACGTAATTGTTCGAGGTATCTGCTTGAATGGTGGGAGCCACAGAAGTGGAGTAGACCAGGAATGTGTTGGCTTGAGTGATCCCCAACCTGCCAGAACTCGGGTTGGTTCCGATGAATGTGCAGTTTGAAAAGGTATTTCCGTATCCAGCATTGTATCCTAGGGCATTTGCGTATTGTGCAGTATTTCCCGAGAGAGACTGATATCCTAGCGCAACCACGTCTCCGAAAACCAGTCGTCCAGCACACAGGGTATTTACGTTTACGGTTACCGCATTTACGGTCGCTGCCGATAAGGTCGTGTTGGACAGTGATATTCCACCGACTACATTGCTTGTTGTCGTGTTGGTGGTGACGATATTGGAAACACGTAGACTACCTTGGACATCAAGCTTGTATGGATTATCCGCTATTGTTCCAATTCCTACAGTGGAGTTACATATATAGATTGGTCCGATTGTACTGGCTGCTCCTGCGGCAGTGAAAAAACTATCTGCTGCAATTGTTCCACATACGTCAAGGGCATACGTCGAGCGAGGAACCCGGCCAATTCCAAGTAGTCTGGCTGATACATCTCCCTGGAGGAACGGTACTGTCGTACTGGTAGAATATACAATAAACGCATTGCTTGCAGGGGGATTATACCCTGGATTGCTTCCAAGGTATATCATATTTTCTGTTGTTCCATTCGATCCCGCTGCCGTTCCGAGTGCAACGACATTTGTGCCTGTATTTCCAGATAGAACCCCAGATCCAATTCCAAACCGTCGGGTGCCTGATACAAATACCGCCGAAAGCGAATTGAACGATACGATTCCGGAGAGATCGTATCCAGATACATTTACGAGTTGAGTCGCCGGGTATGTTGACCAGGTAGCGCCAGCGCCAGCCCCCGGAACCTGCCATTCTACAACTGAACCGGTATAGGTAGGAACTGTCCCAGTCCCTGGTGTAGCTGATGGAGACCACGTAACACCATTGATCCTGGCAAGAGAGACATTGGATGCCTGGATAGTTCCCGATACGTCCAGTGCAAACGCACCTGGAGCCTTGCCAAGACCTACTCGATTAAAACTCAAATCTCCCTGGATCAATGGAAGTGTGGACAGGGAATACACTACAAACTGATGATCTGCTGCCACTGAATACCCGGGGTTGCTACCTACGAAGATAGAGTTCGCACGAGTATTGTTGGATCCAGCATACTGTCCAATGTAAATACAGTTATTCGCACTGGCATTCACGCCTGCGTTGAACCCGACACCGATGGTATACGTTCCGCTAATGTTCACGAGAGACCTGAATCCTATCGCAACGTTGCTTGCACCCGACAAATTCCATCCCGCCCAGTCGCCTATACTAATATTGTTATCGCCAGTATTATTGGATCCAGCGTTTGAACCAATTGCTACGAGATTTAAACCCTTGTTTCCAGCTCCAGCGTTGGCTCCGAACGCATTCAAGCTGTCCTTCGTATTTCCCGACCCAGCATTCAACCCAAACGCATTGACGAATGATCCTGAATTATTTTCGGCGGCGCTGGAACCGAAAGCGTTTACTGATGACCCCGTGTTATTCAGTCCGGCACTGGGTCCCATAAAGTTCACAATCGACCCTGAGTTATTAAAGCCTGTTCGATTCCCAAATAAGTTTACATTGGTCGGTGTTCCAACTTGGTTGTTGGATATTCCAACAATAAATCGGAAAGGACTACTTTGTATAGTTACGGAAACGCTGTTTATGGCGGTAAGACTTACGACAGACGATGTGGTTACTGTCGGGATAGTCGCTGTCGGTGCTGTCAAGTTTCCGAGTACTGTGAGGAGTCCGCTGATTGTCGCAGCCGACAACGTAGCCACTCCGCCGACGTTGAACGCATTACTTACGTTCCCAGCAGAGGCTGTAAGCACAGAGGCTCCGGCTGAGATATTGCCACCCACAGTTAGGAGGTTTGAAACTATAGCCCCAGATAGGGTAGCTAGTCCGGTGATGGTCGCAGCTTGCGACACGTTGAGACATAAGATTGACACCGTCGCATTTCCTGCAGAGATTGATACTCCTCCGACCGTGAGATTGTTCTGAACCGTTGCCGCTGACAGCGTAGCCAGTCCGCTGATGGTCGCAGCATTAAAGACGTTGAGCGATGAAATCGTTGTTACAGCAGCAGCTGCCGAGATATTGCCACCCACAGTTAGGAGGTTTGAAACTGTAGCCCCCGACAGCGTAGCCAGTCCGCTGATGGTCGCAGCATTAAAGACGTTGAGAGATGAAATGGTTGTCACAGCAGCCGCTGCTGAGATATTGCCAATAACCGTAAGGAGTCCGCTGATTGTCGCAGCTGACAACGTAGCCACTCCGCCGACGTTGAACGCATTACTTACATTCCCAGCTGCTACTGTAAGTATACTTGTTGAACCGGTGATGTTTCCTATGACTGTGAGAAGTCCGCTGATTGTCGCCGCAGATAAGGTAGCTAATCCTCCGACGTTGAACGCATTACTTACACTCCCAGCAGATACCGTAAGGAAAGAGGTTCCAGCCGAGATATTACCACCTACTGTGAGGAGGGTTGACACTGTAGCTGCAGATAGGGTTGCCAGTCCGCTGATGGTCGCAGCATTCCAGACGTTGAGGGATGAAATAGTTGTCACAGCTGCTGCAGCCGAGATATTACCACCCACAGTTAGGAGGTTTGAAACTGTAGCCCCAGACAGCGTAGCCAGTCCGCTGATTGTCGCAGCATTAAAGACGTTCAGCGATGAAATAGTTGTCACAGCCGCTGCTGCCGATATGGATATCCCTCCGAGCGTGAGATTGGTCTGAATTGTCACAGAGGATACGGTGAAGAGTCCACTGATTGTCGTAGCGTTCCACACGTTGAGAGATGAGATCGTTGTAGTCGCCGCTGCTGCCGATATGGATATTCCCCCGAGCGTGAGATTATTCTGCACAGTAGCAGCGGATAGGGTAGCCAATCCACTGATTGTCGCAGCGTTCCACACGTTGAGAGATGAGAGTGTCGTTGTTCCTCCCGAGATAGTTCCAGATACCACTAGATTGTTCTGCACGGTTGCGGCAGATAGGGTTGTAAGTCCGCTGATCGTGACACCTCCAGATACAGACACGCTAGATAGAGCTGCCAGACCACTCACTGTAACCCCATTACTCATCGTAACAGCTCCCGAAAGAGTCGACACTCCACTTACCGTGATCGATCCTGTCGTCATGGCATTCGTGATGCTGGCGGATGATACAGTTGCTGTTGCTGATCCCGCAGACAAAGTTGCCCCCTGGACTGTTAATGTTCCCTGTGCAGTGAGTAGACCGCTCACGTTGAGTGTTCCTGATACGAACCCGTTTCCAGAGACGTTCAGGGCGTAAGCTCCCGGAGATACGCCAATTCCCAAAGTAGAGTTTGATAAGATAGTGCCTCCCAGTGTATTCGATGACGTTCCAAGATTGCTGATTGTTCCGTTGGACAGCACCACTCCACCGATCGTATTGCTTGTAGTCGACGCATTGGACATCGTTCCATTCGAAAGAATACTGGCGTTCGCATTGCTGAGCACCGAATTAGACAGCGTCCACCCGCCGATAGTATTGGATGTTCCCGCTGTATTGGAAATGGTTCCACCGCTCAACTGAACACTCGCAATCGTATACAAGTTGCATCCAAAGTTCCCCGAGATGTTTCCACCTACAGTGAGATTATATGTGATCGCTGTTGCCGACATCGTCGTAATTCCAGTTGCCACCGCAAATGTAAACGCAGCACTTCCAGCTGCAGAGACACCACCCCCATTATAGAGAACCTGACCAGATGATCCACCAACAGGACCAGTAGGACCAGTAGGACCAGTAGGACCAACAGCGCCCATCCCACTCACATAATACAATGTCCTTGAGTCGGCGGATAGGGTTAGATACTGTCCTGCACTCCCAGGTCCTGCTGGGAATACTTGTCCATTGATCTGGTTTACATTCGACAGTGAATTGTTAGCCATGTTTATGTTCGCAACAGCAGGGGTGGTGCCGAGAGTCAAGGAACCACCACCGATATTCTGTAGGTTTTTTGTGATCCTACTCATTCCGTCTTACCTCTTACTTAGAAAAGTAGACAAGATATTGATACTCGTAACCCACGGGCGTCATGTCCACCATCTCGTGACGAGTAAACCCAGATGATTTCACAATATCTAGCATCGCAGGGATTGTTGGCATTGTCAACTGATGAATGTTTTCACGATACGAGTGCTTCGGCTCCTCAAATTCAAACACCTCTTCGAACCGGGCTTTGTCCGTATCGGGATCCTTGACAAACCTGCTCTTGTACTTGAACTTGTCAAAGAACACATCGGAATCGATCACCCGCTCCGTGCTGTACTTCTGCACCGAGAACGGTCCAAAGGGCGACGCAGCGTCCAGGATCGGGTCAAACTTGTTGGGGTCTACCAGATGAATCACGAAGATGCCGCCTGGGCGTAACCACGAGTAAATGTTGTCCAGGATCATCTTGGCGTTCTGGAACTGGTAGATGGAGAAATAGAGCATCATGGCATGGGAAAAGGATTTCGGGGCAAACGTTTCTGCCCGAGCCACATCACCCTTGTAAAACCGGGCACTCTTACACTTCTCCCTCGCCTTCTTCAACATCGATTCCGACCCGTCTACCCCTACAATATCAATGCCCTCACGACACAACCAGTCCACATGCGGTCCAGTTCCGCAACACACGTCAAGAAGCTTGATCTCATCCTTCGGCCACTCGGACAGGGCATATTCACGGATTGACGCTTTCTCAAACGAGACACGTTCAGGAGTCGTAAACAGTTTGTCGTAGACGTTGGCGTAAAAGTCGTCATAAATCTCGGAATAGTCTTCGTGTGTATCCGTATCCCCGTTCTTCTCCCCTTCGTTATCAAACAACTCACGGTGAACAGTATGCAGTTGCGACAACAACAGAATCGCAATAGCCGCTAGGGCAATGAGCCAATATGCTAAAGATCCGTCCATCTCTCTCTTGTATCTATGTAAGAAATGTGGGAGCTGCTTCCAATCCAGCGAACACCAGGGAGAGAAGGGACAATGTTACATCGTGACTTTATTTACCCGCATTTCCCCGATGTAATCACTGAAGTATGGAAAAACGTGCCCTCCAATGTCAGGGAGTGGAGTATGTCTATCTGGAAGGACGAGTTCCAGGTGCGACGACTGTCTATGGGTGATAGCGATCTCCTCGCCTGGGTTCCCCGCATCGGACTCCTTGCGGCAAAACGAGGATGCTGGGTCGGGACACACAAATCGTCCATGGCGGTTGCTATGTGCTTTAATTACGTAGATCGGGGACACCGTCAACAGGGCTGGTCTGGAAAAATGATCATGTCTCTCTGCAGGAAGGCGACAGATATATGGGGACCCACGCCCTTCTTGTTTGAAATACAGTTTGCTATTCCACGTGGACTTCGGGATGTGGATCCGTTCCTGTCGTTCACGTATACCTGGATCCCTTTCTTGTCGATTGAGGTTCCTCCCAAATGGACACCTATTCCAATTACCGACTTTCAGAAAATCAAGGGGTTTCACACGGTAGAGACGGAAGGATACCTTGCGTTTCAGAACGGGGATAACGGTAACAGGATCCTGCTGGATCCTCATAACGATATTGTTTTCTACGACGACCTTCTCTCCCTCTCTTCCTTCGACGGTCTTCCGTTGCCAGGAGCATACTGCCGAATGTTCAATCCGCTCGGCCAGAGCAAGATCTACCTTGCCAATTTATACTTTGAGTCTCCTCCCCAATTTGAGCATTTCATGCTACCTTAGTCTAGGTGTAGTCATAGGTCCGAGTCCTGGACTGGAGATCTGGACGTTCGGCAAGCCGCTTGCTTGTCCTTGCCCCCACAATCCGAACCCTTGCGTAAACGACTGCCGCAGTCCCTGGAAACTTATGCCCGACTTTCGGAGAAGCAGGATCAGCGTCAGAAGAATGAGGATCGCAATAAACACATCCATAATTGTGGAAAACGATGATGGGAAACTCGCAAAGTATGCAACGATTGGGTTTTCGGCTACAATTGGAACAGCCGGGGCAGTTGCAGGATCCGTGAGTTCAATGTACCGGTTAAATGCGCCGATTTTCTGTAGCTTCTCTGACAGGAGATTCCCCAGAAAATCAATGTTCCCAGAGACACTCTCTTTTAGTGAGGACTGCTTATCACGAATGGCTGCGATGGAATTTGTATACGCCGACTGAACAGCACTCTGGTTATCTAGATCCGTATACTGCTGCTTATACTTGGCAAGAATCGGACCCATCTTCTTGTCCGTGATGACCTTGCGTTCCTGAGCCGCCCAGGCATCCCCGTTCTTCAGGCTGTAATACCGAAAACGTGTCTGCTCGAACGTTTCGGGATCTTCCTCAGCATTCTGAGAGGCACGCTGGTAAGATTCATATGCGGACTGTAGTTCTTTCTGTTTTGCGAGGTCGGCGTCCATACCTACTATTGTTTATTGACAGCAAATGAAATTGCGATCCCTACACCTATGATCATTCCTACAACTGCGATACTCATATTGATGATGGGCGGCAGGACAAACCCACCAACGACATACAGCAGAAGAACGATCGCAACGGTAATAGCGACTGTTTGTAGAACATGCATCTTCCACTGTGAGTCAGGACCTCCGACTGTCTGAATCTGGCGGGCAACATTTTCACGTTCATGTGCAGTGGTCTTCCGCTCTTCGCTGATATCCGTGATCTTCTTGATGACTGCATTGGCTGCCTTCTTGACTTTTCCAACCTCAATCTGAGCATACTGATTGCTTGTAGCCGATCCAAGGGCATTGACATCACTGTCCATCTTGTCCATATACTGACTTGTCTGATCCAGAGCACCCGAATGATCGATGCTTCCAGGATCTACACGCTGATACAGGTTTCCCACCGATCCCGAGCTCGCAGCCGCAACATATGTCTGATACGAACGAGGGTTCAGGGACATCGTGTGGACTCCTGGCATCGGCTTATATGTAACCGTAGGATCAATCTTACACGAATCATCATCTGTGTATGGAGGCGAGCATCGCACCGGGCGCTGAGAACCCTGCGAAACTCCCAGAATGAACTTGTTGTCGCCTTCTACCGCAAGGGGGATAACACCCGATAGACCCGCCTGTTCTTTCCATCCACCTTGTCCGTTTGCTGACGTCTGGTAGATTGTCTGACCCCCCATCGCATACGTATTTCCTGAACTTGCTGCGACAATTCCCTGGGATCCCGAGGGCTGGGCAATCGGTACCCACGATCCAGTCGTGCACGGCTTCGAGCATCCCTGTGTTCCCACAAACATGAACTGATCAGTTAGATGGATCGTGGGATTGGCGGGAGGAGCTCCAGGAACCTTCTTGGGTGCTGACCAGTCTCCTGAACCATCTACTGGCTGCATGGAGAATACAAGACCCGCAACATCACTCTTGGGAACTTGTCCTTCGGCGGTCGCAGCCTCTAGCGACGCAGGCTTTTCCTGATTACAAAAGCCTACATTTCCCGCCGTTCCAAGGCATTCTCCAACTTTATCCGTTGCCATTCCCCAGTTCCGTGCTCCGTTGCCAACCCACCTTCCACCGAGTGTTGTGCATTCAGACTGTGTGTACATCCGGATATTGTACCCCCCACTTGTTTTCACACTGGTGATTCCAGGGTTTCCAGCCGGGCAAGTTGGTGCATTTGCAGACTTAGCCTGCGGGGGAGTGTTGTATAGAATGTACACGTTCTGGTCATCCACTGCAATATCCAAGGGCATCCCCAAAATAGCTGAAGGAGCCTGAACATACCTCCAATTCTGTCCATCGCATGGTTCCTTACATGTGTATACATCGCCATTCGAATTGAATCCCCACACAAATCCCGTTGGTGACGCAACGATCTTGTTCAACGCACCTGGCAGTGCAGTCCAAGAGACGACGTTCGCAAGCTTACCCTGAATGTAAGACAATAGGCTTTGTGACTGAGTCTGGAAATCTTGGGCATACTCTGCCATCTTCTTGTTATATAGATCCACGATAATTTCATGTATAATTGTAATGAGTCTGCCAGGAGCACAATCCAGTATGTTGAACGGCACCACCATGGCGCCAAGTGTTCTCGGTGAAACAGAAGAACATAAGGCGTGGACCGCCGCAAGCGTTGAGGAAGAAACGAAGATAGATGCAGCGCTTTCTCAGTATAACCGGATAAGAGCTCAATATGGCGAAATTCTATCGGAGGCGATCCGTACCCAGGACCCTACAAAGAGGGCTCAGCTAGTATCGACAATTACCGCAATGAACCAGCAGTTGACGACAATTGTAACTTCACTCCAGCAGATGTACAGTTCTGGTAAGACTACTCTGGCTGGTATGCCCAAGATCAACTTTGCGGCTGATCTTGAACAGTATAAACTTGATCTTGAACGGCTCTTAACCGAACGAGACGAACTCACAAAGCTTAAGACGGTATACTCCACCCTGAAAGGGGATTCAGTAGTCCCGCCTTACACCCTCTACGTTATAGGAATTCTGGTCATGCTGGTCATCCTTCTCGTTCTCTTTACGTTCACATCTCTGATGACGAATGTTCAGAGTGTTCTGCCTGCGATGCCCGCAATGCCCGAGCTTCCAAGTATGGGGCTCAGCGCACCGACCCCAGCGCCGGCGATGTAATATTCATTGTAAATGGCGCACCCGGGCGCACCGCCGAAGCAAATGGATTCATCTGAGGAGACCAGAACCCGATCAAGAACATGATCGGAATGATAAAAAGAATTATACCAAGACGCAGGATCATAGCGTATCCGTTGGCTACATCCACCCTCGGAAGATCGGGTGTCTTGTCCTTGTACATCTCGTAACGGTTCTTGGCTCCCAAATACTCGTCTTCGATCTTCTGGGCGCTCGCATGAAGTTCAGCAGCCTTGTCGTATTCCGACCCCATTACGGCGTTACCTTCCCGGTAAGACTCGGCAAACTTCTGCATATCTGCCTTCTGTGCTTCCACCTCCTTCTGTCGGTTTCCGACCATCTGTTCCAGTGCGTCCTGGGCGTTCTTGTATGCCGTCTTATATGCTTCAATTCCCGTTGTCACATATTGGACGTAGTTAGACTTGTATTCCTCCAACATTTCTTCGAAGGTTCCACGGTCACCCATCCTATCTATTATTATACAGTCGCTACACAAAATCGGTAATAAGGCGTCGCACCCGCATCGGGAGACTTGCGGAGAACTTCGATGATATCGCCTGGCTTCCCCCCGATCCACCGCACAGGGGCATCTTGGGACCAGATATGGGGAGTGGGCATATACTCCTTGTGCTTCATCGCCATTTGGGGTAGAAGTGGCTCCTCGGACTTGATCTGAATATGATCCTTCTGCATCGCCTTGGCAATCGCATCCAGCGAGATTCCGAACTTTGCTAGGAAGTTCTTGACCTCCTCGGCATCCAGGATCCGGTGGCGGGGGATGTAGCGGTGCGTCGTGATATCAAACGTCAGCTGTCCCAGGTGGAAGATCTGGAGAATATGGCTCTGTGCCGCCACAGCATCCAAGATTGTTTCCGACGGCGGAATGGGAACCACCACAATCCCACGGGTGCCGCCATGCTCCTGCGTCAGGGAGACCAAACGCAGCACCTGGTCCTCCGTAATGCGAGTGCGAGTGCTCATGAACACGAGCGTATCGCCATACTTGGTCGTGGTCGCTGGGAAGTCGGTATCAATTGTTTCGGGGGCTGCCGTGTTTACACCACGCTGCCCGAGCATTATCTTGAGAACTTCCTCTGTTGTCGGCATTGTATTCTGTATTATTGTTTCTTGACGTGTTTAATTCTATCCGTTTTACAATAGACGGAATGAAAAATGCCGGGCTCTTAGCACTTGCCATTGTAGCCCTCATTGTTGCGGGTGTCCTGTTTGCGGGGTCTCGGGAACGCTTTGGGACCCCGGAGTTTCTAGATCGGTCGTCTCAGGAGGCTCAGGTCCGAGGAGAAGTTTCATCGTACGACCAGACGACAACGCATTTTCGGGCGCCTGATTCGCACAAGCCTCCGAAGGGGGAGCGGATTGGGGTTCGGGTGGGGCAGTGGGAGGGATATAATGCTCAATTTTAGACGGATCGGCACGACACACACGGACCATCTCCCAGAAATCACGGAATTCTTGGATATGATCTGATAGCCATCGGGGGTCACGGGGAACATTGTCAATGCGGATATTGCCGAGATACCACCATACCACCCTGTGCTCGTCCCCCTCGATCTTCGCCTTCCATTCGTCGGCATCCTCCTCTTTCGGCTTGTATACAATCTTGCCATCGTCATAGACGACCAGGACACCCTTATACGGCGAATCGCTGCCGTTCCATTCCGTGCGACCGCACGTCTTGAACTGCATCTCCACATAATCGCACTCGTCAATATTACAACATTCCATCTGCATCTGCATCTGGTGATAATATCCGTCGGGAATCGGGGACTCCTGTGTAAACTTGCGTGAGATCGGGCATTTGAATTCCACGAGCTTCCCCCAACGAGGATCCATCTTGTCCTTCGTGAGCACAATGCCGTCGGGGGACGCACCTAGAAACTTATAGATAGGATGAACGACACACGTGGTATCCACAATCTCCGCACCGCCCTGGATATCCCCATAAATCTCTTTAGCCAGCGGCTCGAACTGCGTTCCCCACAAACAGGCAGTGATTGGTCCGCCGTCGTTGGTCTTGGGTCCATCGAGTTTGCGCATGAGGAGCTCCTTGCGTGCGGACGGAGATGCAGTCTTGAACGCCTTGGTGATTTCAGATGCGGTCATCATTTCCGAACGACGGAGGTGCCAGCTGTCGGAGCGCTGATCGGCAACTCCGTAGTCCCTGAGGACACGGTGGATCGAGCGCCTGCGGGTCCACACTTTACCCAGGTCGGTAGCCAGAAGTCGATATACCTGCGCTTTATAGTTCCGGTAGTCATAGCCACGATCCCGGCAGATTTTCTTGATTCGGTGGGTGAGGTGTGTGCAGGCATCTAGTGGAAGTTCAAATACTTCCATTAGTGTATCTAATTCGTTCTGCGAAAAGGTATTCGTTTTAGTGGTTAGTGGTTTACAGAAATCCTAGGACACTAACACAATGACGACCACAACTGAAATCTCCACACAGGAGGACTGGGTCCTTCATCGCCTTGAAACTCTGTATACTCCCGAACGCCTAGACCTCCTCCGCAACATCCTGGAAAACAAGACCAATATCTCCCTCCGAATCCTAGACTGGTTTGTCACAAACTATTCCAAGATGAACAATGTATCCTACATCTCTAAGGCTGGCAAGCATGTCATCGTATACCTCGCCTACAAGTCGCATCTCAAGGCTTACAGCAAGAAGATGTTCGACCCTTTCTGTCGCTGGACCCGTGTGAATTTCCACGGAGTGTCCACCACCGTCGGACAGCTGAACTTCTTTGCGTGGGCAATGGAAGATGATGTGATTGACTACCTCTTTGCTCATCACGACGATATCCATGCAGATATGGAGACACGCATGTCCACGGGGGAGAAGAAGACTGAACATACTCGCAAGAAGCGCCACGAACTCTCGCATTCGGCTACCAAGTCGCTGAAGAAGCACGACGTAAAAATCACGGTTTCCTTTGAGTAGTAAGTAAAATAGATGAGGATCTGGTACAAGGATCCAGTGTATATTGTGATACATGTGCTCTCGGGAGTATTGGCATACTTTATTCCCGTGATCATTCCACTCGTGGTCTTTTACCATGGGCTCCAATATATGATGGACGTCCGGTTCTTTGGATTCCAAGGAGAGATCCGGTCTGGCAATTCATTCGAGCATACGCTCCTAAAACTCCTCGAAGTCCTTGCGGGATATTTGATGATAAAACTTGTTATGAAACCATAATCTAATCTAGCATGCTCTCACGCAAGCGGGACATTCTCTACCCTGTCAATACTGAAATCACCAATTTTGATTTGGGAACAGATGTGGAGGAATATGAGTATGACGGGAAACTAGTGTTCCGTGGAAACATGGATCCTGATTACTCTGATAGTGAGTTTCAGGTCTACTGGCTCTACGACGAGAACCAGCGTGTCGGACTTGCCGAGCACCATGGTGATACACAGGCTGCATACTGGTTTCGTGAGAATGTGTTTTCCACCCTTCTCCAAGAAGATTGGGAGTCCAGGGACCGGACAGTATGGTCTATGATGTCCGAGGCTGCATATGAAGACTGTATGCGATACGGCTGGACTACCGTAGAATCCATGCAAAGCCGGACATCCATGTCTATCATACGCCCCTGCGATCTCGTGGAGTATACTATCCCTACAACCACCTGCCTGACATGCAATACGAACGATAATCTGCCCGGGTGCCTACATGAAAAAAGGACACCGAGATTCGATATCTTTTTTACATTATTTGTTGATGATGATGGTGTGCTCTACGCACCGCCAAGCGACACTCAGGCGTTCGCAACCTTACGACGGCGAGCAGGGGCAGGAGCGGCAGATACGGGAGCAGGCGCAGGAGCAGGGGCGGTCGGCGTAGGCGCATCCTCCGTCTCCTCAGCCTCCGCATCGTCCTCCTCGTCCTCCTCGAACGCAGCCTTGGCACCGCCAACGACGGGAGCGGGAACATCCTCCGAATCGTCCACATCCTCCTTGAACATGTCACGAGCCGTCTGACGCTTGCGCTTGCTCACCTGAACATACGTCGGCTTCCACGTCAGACCGAAGCCCTGACCGATGACGTAGATGCTGCCCTGCGCTACGATCTTGGCAGCGCAGCCCTTCGGGAACGCCTCCTGGAGACCGCTGGGCTGCAGCGGGATGTCGACGCCGTCCTCGCCGATCACCTCCATCGACACCTTGCCGTCGTAGACCGGCAGCTTGAAGCGGAGCGACGGAGGGTACTTGCCGTTCGGCACCCAGCCATCGTTCGTCTTGTCGACCGACACGCTCAGGAACTTGTTGAAGGAATCACGGATCGACTCCTCGCCACGCTTCTTGCCGAACCACGCCGCCGAGTTCGTTACAGCCGCCTGGATCACCGCCTCCTGGAAATCCTTCAGGAAGTTGTAGGACTTGGACACATCGTCCGTGCCCGTCGCACGCTCACGACCATACGGGTCGCAACCCTGGAGCGACGCCGACATGGTGTAAGACATCGTCGTCGAGCCATCCTTGTTCTCGTTCTCCTTCACGAGACAACCGCCTGGGAACCCAAACTGCGGGAAACGGAATTGGACATTCTGGTTGAGATACTTGAATGCTACGGATACACCCCCCTGCTTGTTACGGCGGGGCTCTGCAAACTGGATATCGGAGGCGGAAATCTTGTTGACGCTAACTACTGCGGGGGCTGCCATTTGTGTTGTGCTATTCTCTACCCTGATATACCCCTGATCCGTTTTTACCTCATGGAATTGGTCTATATTGTATTTTCATGTCGCCAAGTTGTAAATATATACGAATGAGCTGCTTGGCATGTAAAAACAAATCATCTTTAGACCGATGTGAAAAGAAAGCCTTGTCCACTCCGACCGGTGGGAGCTTCCTTTACTGCGGGACACACATGCGGTCTAAGAAGATCAAGCAGTGGATCACGAAACATCCGGGGGTCCTACGGGGCATTATTCGGACACAGTCCATTATACGTGGCATACTGGCTAGGGTTCCCATACGTCTAGCGGGTATTGGCGTTCTCAAACGTTCGTTGTGCCACAATGATGATGAGATTGTTACCCTAGAAGGAAAATCCGAGGTGCATCCCCACGATTACTTTTCAATTGAAGAGGGTGGGAAAGTATACTGGTTCGACCAGCGGTCCATGATTCAGTGGTCACAGAAAGAGCTGGAAATACGCAATCCGTATACCCGCACAATCTTATCAAAGGAAGACACTCGTCGCCTTCGTAAGATCTGGACCTTCCGTCAAAAGAACGGGATGCAACTGTATCATCCTGGTCAACAAACGTCTCGGTCGCTCATTGAACGCCGGGATAATCGGTGGCTACGTATCGCTCAAATTATTCGTGAGATCGGATACGACCTTCATCATGAACACTTCATTTCCCTGGAGATCCCCCAACTCGCAGTGTTTATCAACGGTCTTACCGAAGATACACGGTGGCTGTATTTCGAACGCCACGATCCACACCTGCATAAGTATCACATGTGGTTGAAAAATATCCGCAATGTCGTGTACACGTATGGTTCCACGACACAACTGAGTTCTGATGTAGCCGCAGTGATCTTGGCGATCATGTACGAGATCCGAGATCTAGAAGATTTCGTGTTCCTAGTCTACGGTTCTTATCACCGGGCAAACGATATGGTCTTTATTGAAGGATAACATGGTGGACGTTGCGGCTTTCCATGAAGGCTTTGAGCGCTTCTAGATCTTCCGGCTTAATTTCAATCAGGGTAGGTCCGGATGTCTTTGTTTCATCTTTGGCGACAATCACCCCTGTATCAACAGTCACGACCTCCTTCTTCTCGGGCTCGGGCGGGGACGACAGGTCCTCCTCCTTCTCTTCTGCGATCGGTTCGGGAGCTATTTCTCGGCGAACAGGGGGGGCGATATCAATCTTTCGTGAGGAGGCAGGGGGCTGAGGAGACGTCTCGGGTGTAACGGCTTCGGTATCTGTCTCAATATGCGGAACCGTTGCCGACGGAGCGATACCAACAAGCTCCTGTAGTTCCTTAGGAACAACCTTATCCTTGATACTCTGGGGAACCATATCGCTTAGGCTCTTCACGCTATCTGGGATCTTAATACTTTTGAGCACGCTCTTGGGATCGTTGACCATAGCGGTCACCGATCCAAGTGGGTCACGCTTGAAATTATCGATTGTGGACTGGGGGATCATACGACGAAACCGCTGTATCCATCCGGCGGGAAGGTATCGTCCAGCTGCTAGAGCGACTGCTACAATGATGAGAGCGAGTGCACTTCCGATTAGTGCATTGGTGGTTGTCATATTGGTAGCCTGTCCATCTACCACAATAATCGGGAGGGTTGCATTCTGAGTAGGACTGTATGTCGGGCTTGTTGTCGGATACGCAGTAAACATGAACTGCGGGGTGGATGTTGCCGACATTGCTGTGCTTATATTATTCACCTGCTGAAAACTTTGAGGAGATGGGCTAAAGCTACCCGATGAACTCACGATCACGGTCGTGCTCACGCTCGTGCTCGCACTCCCACTCGTGCTCACGCTCACGCTCGTGCTCCCACTCCCACTCCCACTCCCGCTCGTGCTCACGCTGATGCTAGAGCTTGGTGACCCAGTCATATCCGAGCTCCTAGAACTAGAAGTTGTAAGGCTCTGGGACACCGCAGTTGTAGCAGATACGCTCGTGCTTCCGGTCAAGCTAGAACTCGAACTTCGTGATAACGTCACCGTAATAGTTGGGATCAAGGAATCCGTGGCAGATACAGTTGCGCTTTGGGTTTGTGATACTGCAGTGCTTCCAGTCAAGCTAGAACTCGTGCTCTGACTCTGTGATACTGCAGTGCTTCCCGTCAAGCTAGAACTTGAACTCCGTGATAAAGTGGTGGTCACGCTCGGGCTCGAGGATTCTGTAGCAGATACAGTTGCGCTCTGGCTCTGCGAGACCGCTGTGCTTCCCGTCACGCTAGAACTCGAACTCCGGGATAAAGTGACTGTAATACTTGGGCTCGAGGAATCCGTGGCAGTTACACTCGTGCTCTGGCTCTGTGATACTGATGTGCTTCCTGTCACGCTAGAACTTGAACTCCGTGATAAGCTTGATGTCATGCTTGAACTCAAAGATTCTGTAGAAGATAAACTCGTGCTTTGGGTCTGGAATACTGATGGTGTCTGGCTTGGACTCGAGGATTCTGTGGCAGATACGCTCGTGCTCTGAGATGATGCAGTCGTGACACTAGAACTCAAAGAAGTCGTTGCCGATATACTGGAACTAGAACTCGGGGATGGAGATGACGATGGAGACGTGGAGGTTACAGACCCAGCACCAACCGCCACAAACGCAATGTTTGTGGATTGATACCAATATGTAACCTCTGGAGGGTTCGTTTCCCCCACACTATAAAACGATCCAGTTGATTCGGTCATCAGTCCGTTCCAGAATGATGGGGTTAAACTTGAGACCCCCACAACAAAGTCTATGATCCCCGGGGTCGCATTATAGAATGCCAGGGCATACTCCACATCTCCTCCCAAGACGTAGGAGGATATTGGGTCAAGATCCGTGAACGTCACAACCTGCTGGGGATAGGTTGGGAAACTGCCTGGGGATACTACTGAAAAGGTCTTTGATGCCAAAATAAACCCTCCTGGTGTGCTTCCTCCCGCCACGTTCATGAGAGCAATCATGAAGGTTGCCGTCCCTGCAGATAGGGGCCAATACTGGAATGAAATCCGGTTAATCCCCATATTCGGGTAAGGATACGGCGTCAAAACGTTCAGAGCCTGTATCGATGTATCGATTGAATTGTGACAGCACCCAGTCAACCCCTGGAACCACGGGAGGTATGGTGTCACCGTTGGTGTTGGAGATGAAGATACGGGCGATGCAGACCTAGACTGAGACTGAGTGAGTGAAGCAGCACGGGATGGAGATACAGTTACGGAAGGAGCCCTAGAAACACTCATGGTCGTGCTTGCTGAACGTGAATCAGTGACGTCTGTTGTTGAAGTACGAGATGTGCTCCGACTCGCACTGACCGACCGTGAATCTGTTGGATCTATTGACCTGCTGGCAGTTACGCTCCTGGATACAGAGGTAGACGCAGTCTCCGAAGCCGTCAAACTTGGCGACACCGGTGATTTTGTGAGAGAGGGGGTTGGTGTGGGAGACGGAATGATAGCAGTATACGACATGAAAAACACTGACCCCGAACCGAGGTTGATCATATTGGCACCGATCTGCCCCCCTCCAGAATTGTAGAAAGTTGCTTGTGATATCCCAGTTTGTTCCGTGGTTCCCACTGCCGTTCCCGAGAAGTCCATATAGTACCATTTGTTGGCGTTGGCGCACGAGGGCTGACCGCAGGGGGAGTTGTACCACGAGTACCCTGCCGCAACTACCTGAACTGCCAGATCACAGCCCGACCCGCAGCACTGAACTGCTCCAGAGGTTGAGAGACGGGGAGTAGCGGTGCTTCCGTCCAGCTGGATAAACGCGGGAAGGGTGTTTGTTCCGTAAATCGCAAAGGCAATCTGCTTGACTTTCAGACCCGTTGCGCCAGGAGGAAGGGACTGACTGAGACCTACATTAAGGGCACCTGAATCTGTACCGCACGATACAGTCTGCCACGCGGCGAACCCGTTCCAGTCGTACCCGGGTGTCTGTCCGGTCACAAACGAGACCGATGCTAACAGCAGCCAGCGCAGCATTACGGTTTGTTTTAAAACAATATTTTAACGAACTCACACTTAAAAACTTTTCAACCTTTTTGCACAAAACGAAACTTTCAAAAATCCAAGGAGGGTCGTCTGGCTCAAAAGTTGTGCAGAAGGTTTGAAAGTCCAAATTCAAAAGTCTGTTTTTCTACCCCCCCCCCCCCCCTAGATAGACTTTTAAGGTTTCAAGGGTTTCTGCAACTTTTCGGCCAGGATAAAAAACCGCATTAAATACCCCTTTTTGCAACAAATGACCAGTTATGACTAGAACGATTTCGTTCTACGCATAG